TAGGATAAATAAAATAACCTTCTTTACGGCGAGCTGGAAACTGTGGGTATCTATTAGATCCAAACTCCAAGCCATATACCATGTCTAGGGTAGAAGCGCCACCACTAAAGAACTTTTGGGATTTATAGCCGTAGCCAAACTCACCAATTTTGCTTGATTTGCTAACTTTAACATTATCAGCAACACGCGTTGAAGATAAATACCTGCTGCCGGCGGCGTAAGCCCTAACTTTACCAGCTGCAAAATCTGCTAACTCAAAACCTACGCGCTTGCTTTGTGCTATGGCTTCGTCGCTCATAGCCTTAAAAGATCTCAAGATTTGGCGTATGTCGGCTTTGTCGTATTCGACTTTAACCTGATCTGCCATTTTTATCCTTAAGTATCTCTAGCGCTGTTAGTATGTCCTCTGCTGTATCCCAATACTGCATAGGTATTTGGGTTGCGATAGCCAGTTCAACTATTAGTCGTCCGAGGCTACCGCTTGCGTGGGGTTTGCTGTTGCATCTACCACTTCAACATCAGCTACTCCATCGCACCAAGCATCCAATGGTTTTACTGGCTTATCGCTATTACGCTTAAGGCTAGTATGCGCTAAGAATAATAAATCAGTAATTCCCAATTCAGCCGAAGCCATCTTTTGCTTAGTTTCGATTTCCCACCTACGCCAATCTGAAGCTTGAACCGTTATTGGTACTTGCTCGTTATTGTTGTAAGTTATATTTAGTTGTAGTTTCATTAGATCCCCCGATCAGTTAGTTTGTTACGCGTTGCCGGTTAGGGTTTCAGTTACGTCACCCTTTTCAACCTTGAAGCTGAATGTTACAGTCTGCATATCAGTCCCAGCGCCACCGGCACTTGGAAAGTCTGGAAAAATCTTAAATGCAAAAGTATGGTTTGTTGCAGTTGTTAGAACTACATCAATCGGAGTATCTGGCGCACTTTCAGCAGATGCCCAAATAGCCTCACATACGCTTGAAGCCTTACCCCAATCAGCCATCATTTCTAGGTCAAAAGTTGCTTCAACATTTGTAGTCTTGTAGTTCTCAGCTAGTAAAGTCTGAAACACCTGACGATCATTTGTCTTAGTCAAGGTTGCGCTAGTGGTTTGCTCATCTAGTGCAGTAGTTCCCCAACCTGTGATATTTAGACGGACATTACGCCCAGTAATTACATAAGTAGCCATGTTATTGTCCTGTCTTAGCTAAAGGTTTCGGTTACTTCGCCGCGTGCTACGGTAAAGTTAAAGGTTACGGTTTGGGCATCAGTTCCAGCGCCACCAGCGGTTGGATACTCTGGCAAGATTGGGAATACAAACTGCGCGCCAGTTGCAGTAGTCATTGTTATAGCGATCTCTTGCTCTGGTGATTCTGCGGCTGTCCATAGCGCTTCGCATACGCTATTAGCCTTACCCCAGTCAGCAAGCATTTCTAGATCAAAAGATGCAGAAACATTGGTTGTTTTCACGCTTTCGCCATCCAACGTTTGGTAGATTTGGCGATCATTTACTTTAGTAAGAACTGCGCTTGTTGCCTGAGCATCAATATCAGTTCCACCTGCGAACGAGAGATTTACATCTCTGCCTGTGATTACATAAGTAGCCACTTAGTCCTCAATTCGTGTAGTAGGTTGAAACATTAAAATCAGCAACTAGCAGCTCACTAGCGCCTACCTGTGTAACTGACGGCTTTTCCAAAACGCCAACTACATAATTTGCGGGCAAAGCCCCCAAAACTTGAATCCAAAGGCGCTCTAGATTATCTAGTGCAGCTGCGTTGGAGTGATACGCCACGCAAAGGGTAAGCGTATAATTTAACTTGGTGCGGATCGTTGCCTTGCTAATCATTTCCAATTCGGCATAGGGAGAATCTGGGACAACCACCACGGCTGGTGGTATTACCGACTCTGGCACATGGTCATAGACATTCGCTGTAACGCCCTGTAAGGCTGTTTTAAGCGCTGCTCGGGTATCTACTATTGGCACAGGCTATCCTGATCCATAAAAGGCGCTAGAAGCCCGCTTACGCGGTTTAACAGGCTACGCCCCATGCGGTAAGGTGTAGGGGCAAAGTCCACGCCCTCGATCTGTCCACCCGCAGCTGTGCGGCTTTGAAATATCTCAGTACTTACAACATAAACGGCTGATTCTACTGCTGGGTTACCAACATAAGTGGCAGCGCCAGATAGTATCGCTCGACCACTAGGAATAACTTCTCGAAAATTAATATCTGCATTGACTAAATCAAAAGTAAATAAAGTATAAGGGTTATCGGTTAAATCTCTAAACACCTGAGTAATTAAGCCAACTGAGGCTACTGCGAAAATATCAAGATTAACTGATTTAACAACTCTAGTGCCGTTGTATGGTGTTCCAGCGCCGGAGATAACTACAGATTGCCCAACATTAAATGGATGTCTGCCTACTGTGTAGATATAGGCTTCGTTACCAATTAGTTGAGTGCCCCCGATTGGTGCATCATAATGAACTAGCATTGGCAGGATTACTGCTTCGGCTGACTCAATAATTTGGTTCAGATAGGCATCATTATACAGCGCGCTAGAAACTCCAAGCACGCTTCGCAGCTGTGTAGCTGTAATGATTGTTGGCACTATCTACTCCTTTAATGAGAGGTGAGCGCTCGGGAGAACACGCCCACCCCTCGATCTAGTTAATTAGGCTACTGTTAGCTTACGGAATGCATCTGGATATTTGTTTACAGCGCAAACATATCCGTAAATTCCGATTTCAACTCGACCATTAGCAACTACAGTGCTTCGCAGTTGTAGTGTGCCTGATTCATGGAATCGCATGGCATCTGAAGGATAAACCAAAGCAAACTTATCGCCTGTGTAGTTTGGATCAACTACTAACTGCAAACCAGCGACAGTTCCCTGTGTTGAACCCTGTGTAATTAAACCGCCAGCGTTCTGTGGGATTGCAGCTGCAAATAGTGGTCGATCGTTGCCGTCCTCAGCGCCTAACAAATCTGCAAATGAGATTGTGCCAGCAGCAGTTGGGTGAACTACTAGGTGAGTTGGTGTGCGTCGCATTACATTGTATGAATCAACAATACCGTCAGCGATTGCCTTGTAAATTGAAGATCCACTTGATCCAACGGCTGTATCGCGTGCAAGACCTAACGCGTAATCATCAGTCTTTTGAGCATAGCTGGCCGCCAACTCACGTAGAAGTAGATCCAACATGCTTGGATCAGATCGGTCAAGAAGTTCGACATTTAGGATATTTGCACCTGCAAATTTAACAATATCGTCCTCTTGGAAGGTTACGCTTGTATCAGTTGAATCAAACTCAACACCTTCGGCAGTTTCAGCGACAGTTGCTTGTGTGCCTAGCTTTGGTGTGAATACCTTCATGCCTGAAGCAGGTAGTGGTGCGCGCTCGATTGAGTCAATAAATGGACGGCTATTATCAATGATTCCGATAATATCGCGTAGGTAGTTTGGTGGAACCATACCTGTGTTTTCAGCTACAGTAGCAATTTCTAGTGCTGCAACTAGGTCGCGAGCGTCTGAATCGCCTTGCTGTGCCTTGATCTGTGCGTGGACATACTGTCCAGCAGTTACGTTTGTATCAACGCGAGGTGCGGTGAATACAGGAGCAGAAGTGCGAATTGCAGCAGCTTCTACTTTGTGGGCTTCAACCGAAACTTCGTTCTCGGTCTGAAGCTCTGGAGTTTCGGTCATATCTGACCCTTCCTGTTCATGTGTTGGATCATCTGAAGCGGCTACTTCAGAAACTCGTGCGCTGTCTATTGCTGGGGTTTCAACCAGACTTACTTCGACTAGCTGGCTCATTTTTACTACTAAGCCTTCGTCGGTGTTATCGTATTCAGATAACTTAATACCAACGCTAAATCCGTCTTTTAAACCTTCCATAGCTTCAACTAGCGCATCATTACCGCGCTGTGTATTAGCAATCTTGAAGGTTGCATCTATGCCTTGATCGTTAGAATCAAAATCTAAAACTTTGCCAATAGGCTTGTCCATGTTGTGATCGATAAACAATTTAACTTGCTTTAATGCGATTGAATCTTTAGCAAACTTAGTTTTGCCAGCGCTTGTGTTGCCTACTTCATCCCAAGTCACAATGCGACCGGAAATCGTGCGAGCATCTGTGTCTGCTGCAA